TACTTAATACTAATTCTGTTGTCATTATTAATAAACATATGACTTCCTCTGAATTCCAATTGAATTATGTCCTTCTGTAAAAACATAATCTCCTTTTTCTTCAACTTCCTCTTCTTCCTCTTCGTCTTCAACTTTTTCAGTCTCTTCAGTCTCTTTTTCCTCAGGTTTTTCTTCTTTTACTTCTTCTTTTGCCTCTTCTTTTTCATCAGCATCAGCTTCCATAATAGCTAGTTGTTTTTTCTTAGCAGCGACTCTTAATTTTGCAATTTTTTCATCGATAGCTTTTTCTTCTTCACTAACTTCTGGTTTTGTTTCAACTTTAGTTTCTTCTTTAGTCTCTTCTTCGGATTCCGTAGATTCAGTTTTCTTTTCTTCTTCTGTCATATTAAACCTCCTTTCATTTTTTGTTGAATTTTCAATTTTACTTGAATGTGATTTGTAGGCACTATTTAATGCCATACTAAAAGTTGCTCCACCATCTGCTGGAACTGCTACTACGCTTAGTTCTTTGAAATCTATATTATGTGGAATAATGTCTCCGTCATCTGTTTCTTCGATGTCTTCAGGTTTAACATGAGCACCTACTGAAACAGTGTTTAATAATTTGTCCTTGATTAATTGTTTTACTTTAGCATCTTTGACTACTGCGCTGAAAGGAATATTTCTTAATGATTCGTCCCAATGTGCTACATTTACCTTACCTACTATTGAATCTACAGAATTATCATGGTCTTTAAGAAGTGGTACTCCAATTAAAGTACTAGCTGCTTTGCTTAATTCTTCTCCAATAAACTTATGTCCGTTTGAGGTAGTTGTTTCGTTAATAGCGATTCCATTAATTAAAAAATCTCCATCTAGTTCTGCACTAGACTGAATTGGTACAAAGTACTCCAACATTATTCCTTCTTTTTTATCTGCCATGTAAATAACCTATCTATTTAAGAAAAAAGTTATTTATATTTGTTGAGAAATTTAATATATATTAATCAATTCGGAGAGTAATCACAGTTTCAGCGTTATTTGGACCACTTACTCGAATATCTAGTGACTCGTCTAGTACAAATTTATCGAATTGGTCTTGTACTATTATGTTTGCTTGCGCGCCTTGAAGTACTGCTCTTGGTGCATAATAAACTACTCCTTTGTGCATTGAATTGTGAAATATGAGATAACCAAGTGAACTAGTTATAGTCACAGAGATAGTTTCTTTCGAGTCTATTATTAAACTGTTTAATTTTCCTGTTATTCTGGGAGTTTCAAATGTCTCATTATCCATCTTGATTTGGAATTCTTTTTTACGAGATATTTCTATTTCTCCCATTATACTTCAACCCGCCTATATATTTTATGTCTAGTAGTGGTCTGTTTATTTTCTCCAGTGATTCCTATGTCGTATTCTTTTATGCCCATTAGTCCAGGCATTGTTCCTTGAAAGCCATTTGAACGACCTAAATTCATTTGGTCTGCTGCACTTAACCCTATCTTAGGGATTACTTGAGTACTAACTGCTGAACCGTTTTTTACTGCGTATTGTAAATCTCCGCAATGTGGTTGATAAGTTACACGTTGTTTTGTGACAGGATCTAAATAAATTGCCATTATCCTTCTAAAAATGCTTTCTGCTTTAGTTTAATTTGATTTTGAGTGAACTCGTGAATACATTGACCGCATACCCACATCTGATTCATATAACAAATAGCCTTACGTTCTTTACATTTCGCACACATAGGAATAGTATCTTCTGTTATTTGCATTTTAAAAATCTCCCAGAACTATCTCTCTGTCTTGCTAGTGCATACTCTCTAAATTTCTCCTTATTTTGTTCATTGCTTATTTTTGCATGTAGACTATTGTGCTCTCTTCCGTTCATTAATTTTAAATTTTCCATTCTATTATCTAATTTATTAAAGTTTATGTGATGCAATACAAATCCCTTTTGAACTGGAGGATGTGTTTTCTCCCATACAAAATGATGATATTTTTTAGTTCCCTTCATTGGAACATATATCATTTTATATCCTCTCTTACTTATGAAAATTTTTGGATTTGTTTTGAATCTTTGTATTGCTTTTTTAGTTCTTGCCTCTCTTGCTTTTTTAGTTATTGAATATCGAAGTTCTGGATCTTCTGCATATCTCTTTAAATTTGCTTCTCTCCACTTTTTTTTAACTTCAGGATTATCATATTGAGATTTTCTTAACTCCTCTTTTGTTTTTGCCATGCTTTATACAAGCATCGACAGTATTTAAACTTTGCCATTAGTCCACTAAACCAATTATACTGCACCTGCACATATTGTGAGCTGGAGGGAGATTTAACCCTGTTTCACCGTCGAGGGTTTCAAATACTTGACCGTCTAATCCTTCACAGATAGGACAAGTTCTTTCGTCTAATGCGGTTAGCCATCTATAAGATTTAATTTTGTTTTCTGCGTATAAGTCTTTTAGTCCTTGGTTTGCTAGTCTTACTGTTTCGGTACGAGCTATATTAATTGGTCGCTTAGATGCTGATAATGTTACTTTTTTAGTTCCGTCTTCGTTAAACTTAACTCTGTCTTTTAGGTTGATTGAACGATTGATGTCTTTTTCTATTTGAGTGATTGTTTTGTTTTTCTTGAACCCGTCCTTAAGTATAATTCTTAGTTTGTTTACATCTCTCTGTGGTAACATTCCTTCTGCTAATTGAAATTCAGTAGTAGCGAGTAGTTCTTCAAATTTATCTATTCTAAGATTTTGTAGTATCTTAACCAAGTAATCTGAATAATTAAAACCTGCTAACTCTTTTACATTTACATATTGAGATACTTTCATGTTACCTTTTTCTGCATCTGTTAAGGTTGGTTTACACTTACTTACTAACTCAATTTTCTTTTCTTTTATTTTTAACTCTTTTGATTGTTTGGCTGTTTTTTTTGCACCTGGTACTTCAGGTTGTTTTATATTCTCTTCGTCCTTTCGGGCTTGGTCTACTTGCTTTTTTAACTCTTGTTCTTCTTGGTCGACTTTCTTACGTGCTTCTTCGGGTGTTGGTAATTTGTCTACTACGTCTAGTTCCATCACTTCGGCGTATTCTATTTCAAGTGCTGCACGTAACTCTGGTGAAATGTCAAATAGTCCTAATGCGTCCTTGATAGTTGTTAATCTGACTGTTTTTTCTTCCTCGCCTGGTAGTTCCCAAATAAACTCGACTTGACCGTCTAACTTTGGAGAATTGTTTCGTAATACTGGTCTAAGTATTTGGTCTTCAATTATCTCTTCTATCATTGTTCTAAGTGAGTGAGTAAATCTTAACCAACCTTTATCGTTTGTCTTTGCCATTCCCTCTGGGTTATTTGAAATCCCCAAGACACTCATAGGCAAATTCATACCTAGTGCTAATTGTTCTAAGTCGTGTTCTGCTGCTTTTGTTAAGTTGTCTGCTACACCTGCGAAGTCTATTAAGTTCATTTCTACATTTGCATCTGTTACCCACTCAGTAGAATTATTCATGAATTGTAAGTCTGATTTGAATGCGTCTAAATCTGCTGGTTTAATTTTTTGTCCTGGGTGTCCTAATCTTACATGGATAGGTGCGCCTGCTTTTCGGCTCAATAACTTACATCTGTCTAGTTCGCTACCTGCATAGTTTTCTATTGTTGCTCTGTTAGGCCAGATTAATCCTGTTCCATATGGATCACCAGGAGTTTTATTAATTGTCAAGTGTGCTATTTGTTTTGTTGTAAAAGGTATCGGTTTGCTCTTAACTGTGAACATTTTTAACTTTCCTTTATATTGATTATAACCTAGAACTTTTCCTTTTTTGGTTCGTCTAACATACATATTGTTAGCATTTAATACTCTTAACTTTTCATTATTCTTCATGTCTTCGAGGTCTAATTCCATGAAACCATTACCCTTATTTACAGCTTCTTTGATCCATGGTCTTATCTTACTCTTAAAATTAGTATCATCTATGAATCCGTCTAATACTGCTTGAGCATTTTCATCTTTAGTTTTGATTGTAAAGTCTCCTATGATATTGTCTACTATCTTGTCAGAAATTGCGTTTGCTATTCCAACGTTGTTTGTTATCTTGTCTACCTGCTCGAAATCAAATGGATGAGCTGCGCCTAGTCCCTTTGGAAACATTATTTGAGTGTCTTCTGATTCGCCCTTGAATGCTTCACTTAGAATAGTTTTTCTGTTCGCGTACTCTGCTTGGGTGACTGCTAAATAACATGATACTTCTCCTTTTTTCTTTGACTTTAAATCCATAAATAAATGAGTAGAATTTGATTTAAGTATATTGAGTTATTTTATATATATTGTTTATGCAACATAATAAATGGCGGTTTATAGTTCCGCCAAACTTTAAAAAAAATAAAAAATTATTTGTTGTATTAATTCCTATACTTTATTAATAAGTTCCGTTAATAACTTCGTGGCAGTTGCAGTTGGACCATATCCAGGATGCTGACATGCATCATAATAATCCTCACTGGTAGCCACATTTTTATTATAAGATTTCCAGAAATTAATCTTACTCATCTTTCCCATACTTACAATTTTATAATAATTATATATTAATGATGCGATTCCAGTTGTGGTAGCGTATCTATAACCACGCTGAAAAATTGCCGGTATATTTTTCTTAATGTCTACACACATGTCAAAAAATATATTATAATCATTCTCTGTATTTAATTTTCTAGCACTTTTTAAAAATTCGTCTTGTGTACCCTGAACTCCGCTATTTACTGACTTAATAGCTGAGATATATGACCCTACCCATTTTCTAAAATGTACTTCATCACTCATTGGATATATACTTATTGGATTTACATTCTGTGTAAAATGTTCCTGTTTTAATATATTCCAGAATGGTATAGTAGTAGAGAACATTTGAATAAAATCATCAGTTGATTGTGTCGTTGAACAATTCCAATTCCCGAATAATTTACCCTGTTCTTCAGCTGTTTGGCTTTCATATTCAAACAAAACAACTTCAATTTTAAAAGTTTCATCTATATTAATCATTCTTCTAATTGCTACTATTCTATGTTGACCATCTAAAACAGTCAAATTTCCATTTTTAATTATAACAATAGGTGCATCAAAATTAACTCCATCCTTCATAGCTTTCATTATTTTTTTAACCTTTGGCTCTCTTAGTTTCCTAATTTGATTATCGTTAAGTAAATGGAAGTTGTTTATATTATCTTTAGAAATAATTTTTACAAATATATTAAAATCGCTTTTTTTTAGTTTTACCATATTTTACTTGCGTTTTTGGTTTTTCCTCCCTTTCGTGCGTATAACCGAAGTTTGCACATTATTTAGTTCTCGTTCTAGTAACTTTAAATTATATGAGTTAATAAACCTTTCTATTACGCAATATGAGGAGTATAGTAATCACTCAAGTCAAATACACATCTCATCATCATTGCATCCGAATAATCGGTAGACCTGCCTAGCTTCTCTCTAATTTCATCCTTGCCAATTATTTCTATCTTATCGTCTCTATCCATGTTCTTTTGTGCAATCTGTTCAAGGTCCTCAATTATACCCTCCATCATTTCCTGTGGAATATCGTAACAATCTATTTGGCCTAACTTTACTTTCTCGGCTAATTTGAAATAACAT